AGCTTCGAGGAGTTTACTGAAGGAAAAGACCATCGCCGCGCCCACCAGGTTTACTCCATGGCACCGTGCTTTGGATCATGGTTCTTTGGGTGCTCCTGCGGTGGGCCAATTGAAGCGTTCCTGGAGACCAACGGCTTCCCGGAGATTGCGGATGGGATGGGGTACGAGGACTCTGTTACCGGCGACGCCATCCGCAACAACGGGCGAGCGCTCTTCTTCGACAAGGAGATGCTCACATTCGAGTCCGAGGAGGCCCACCACGAGGATGCTTCGTTCCTTCGACCTGACCCTGGAGTGAGCCCCAACGACAAATCCCACGCCCTTCTCAACATCTGCCGAGGGGTTAAGCGCTTCGACAACTACTTCGGTCCATCCGGCATCCGAGGCCTCCGCCAACGCATCCAGAACGGGGAGCAGTTCCCGGTGGTGGGGATCCCTGAGCATGAGTGGTTCACTGGAACGCCATTGCGAGACCTGTGAAGTCCCACGTCATCACCCTGCGGGAAACCCCTGAGCGCCGGGACGCCTGCGCTGCCCACCTCACAGCGTTCCACCATCCATTCGAGTTCTTCTACGGGGTGAACGCGGAGGCGTGGGGGCTCACCACCACCCATCCCTACGACCGCAACGGAGGCAGCGAGATTGTCCCACGCAAGCACGTAGGCCTCCACCTGTCCCACTGGATCCTGTGGAACCTGTTCGCAGCATCCACTGACGGCGACTCCTTCTCGGTAATGGAGGACGACGTGCATCTAGCCGCTGACTGGAAGCCTCGGGTGGAGCACGCGGAATCCTGCCTGCCGGAAGACTGGGACATCTGCCTCCTTGGCCACTGCAACGCCCTGGACAAGCCGCGCCACCACGTCAACGGCACTGTGTTCAAGGTGGCCTACCCCCAATGCACCCACTGGTACCTGGTACGCAGGAAGGCCCTCACTACCCTGATCGAGACCCAGCGCAAGGCTTGGGCTCCAATCGACCTAGCCCTCATCTTCGGAAGCTACCCACAGCTCAACGTCTACACCGTGATCCCACGGCTGGCTCAACAATTCGGAATCCAACTCGCAGAATGAACCCGCAGCTCAAGCAACGTATCCACGCATTCCTTGCAGACCCCCATGTACAGGGTTGGTGTACCCCGGAAAAGGCGGAGTACATCGCAATCCTCACGCTGGACGCAGCCCCCAAGCAGGTCGTTGAGATTGGTGTGTTCGGAGGGAAGTCGCTGGTCCCGTTTGCCATGGCCGCGCAATCCATCGGAGGGCACGTCACTGGCATCGACCCATGGAGCAAGGAGGCTGCCTTGGAGGGGGACATTGGGGCAGAGAACGCTGCCTGGTGGGCTGGGCTCAACTACGAGGCAATCTACGAGGGGGCCATTGGGGCAATCTCGAAGTACGGGGTGGAGAACAACACCACCATCCTCCGCATGAAGGACACCGTTGCGCTCGACCTGTTCGGGGACGAGTCGATCGACATCCTCCATGTGGACGGCAACCACTCCGAGGCTGTGAGCCAGCGCTACATCAACCAATGGGGCGCCAAGCTTCGCAATGGCGGCTATCTGATCATGGACGATACCGACTGGGCTTCCCAAGCGGCCACCGTGAAACTGATTGAGTCGCGCTACAGCAAGGTTCACTCTGCTCACAGTTGGGCGGTTTACCAGAAGACGTGATCCATGAGCGCATCTCCAGTAAAGGCGGACGATTTTATTGAACTCTCCTCATCCGGAGACGCTTGCGACCGCTTCAAGCAACTGCTCCGGAACAACACCCTGCTGAACCAGTTGTTCGGTTGGCTACTGGACGCGGACGGCAATATCTCCGAGGAAGCCGCGGCTTCCATGGAGCAGTACACTGGGCCTGTTGGAATGATTGTGTTGTGGGGCGGCTCATCAATGCCATCGGACTCTTGGCTTGTGTGCAATGGGCAGGCTGTGTCGCGCACAACCTACGCCACCCTTTTTCAACGATACGGCACAACCTGGGGCGTTGGCGATGGATCATCCTCGTTCAATCTACCGAACTTTCAGGACAGAATCCCGATTGGGGCTGGGATTAGCGCCGTAAACGCCGCTCAAGCTGGGTCAACAACCGCCCAGATAACCGAGGCGAATATGCCACGCCACAAGCATAATGTGGCCATCCTTATTCCAGGTCATGGTGGAGAAGATGAGGGCAGATCCGCTGCTGACGGCGGAAACAACTCAGACCCAAACACGAGTGACTCATCCAAGTTTCCAGGGTACACTCAGGACGGGTCTGGATTTCCCCAAGTCAGTGAAGATGAGGTTGGCAGTGGAAACGCGTTCAGCATACTCCCGCCAGTCACTGGCGTCTATTTCATCATCAAGGTAAAGTGAAGGCCAAGTGGAAGGAGTTTCCGTTGGAGTTCCTGAACGGGGCCTTGGACACAAGGAGCCCTTCCGGGACGCTCGACTTTGCCACCTGGAGGCTGCTCCTCAACGTGGATGGCAAGGAGCGCAACGGGCTCTGCCGCATGGGTGGGTTCCGCAAGTATCTCGGTAATGAGGACTGCTTCCTCAACGCCGACCTCCACGACCAGCTTCTCACTGGCCAGACCTACTACGAGGGCTACACCTCCACCATGGGTGGGACGTGGACCATCTCCGGAACCACCACCGGCATTGTGGGCTACGGATCTGGCTACGACCTCCCCATCTGGACCCGCACTCCAGACATCACGGAGGACTATTGCGGCACTACCTACTACACCCTCGGCCGGACCTGCAAGGAGTCCATCACCCTCCTCCACAGCTTCAGCAACGCCACCAAGGACAGGAAGCTCATCGCTGCCACCAAGAGCCGGGTGTACGTGTCAGACGAGAGCGGGAGCAACTGGCGAATCCTGGCTGATGGACTTGGAGGAGACTGCCACAGCCCAACTGATTGCACCTGCTCCCCTCATCGGTTCACCGCGGCCAGCCTTGGCAATACCGTCCTCCTGGCCAACGGCACCGACTACGTGCTTGGGTGGGAGAACGACACCGCCCCAGCCGGCTGCGCCTCGTGGAGTGCCGAGTACGTGCAGGAGCTTCTCCAGCTCAACATTGATTCAGCGGAGATCGTGCAGTCGTGGAGCGGGTTCGCCTTCCTGGCGGGAGTGAGGGCTGATGGGGAGTATCTCCCTGGCCGCCTCTTCTGGAGCGACTACAACGACCCCTACTCCTGGATCCCTGGTCAGGAATCCAACGCTGGCTTCCATGACTTCGGGGCCGGGGAGCGCATCCTCGTGGTGGAGCCCATTGGGGGAAGACTTCGGGTGTACACGTCGCAAGCCATCTACGACCTTACCGTCTCAGCCAACGCGGATCTGGTCTTCAACGTACAGGAGATCTACCGAGGCCCCCACGTCCCCATCTACCGCTTTTCCGTCGTCAACACCGGCAAGGCCCACTTCTACCTCTCCGAGGACACAGCCTTCGTGATGGCAGAGTACGACCGGGAGCCAACCTCCTACGAGTGGCTCCATCGGGCAGTGGGGGTTATCTACAACGGGCTGCCGGACTCGTGGGTGAGTGGGGTTTCCGACAAGCTGCCGGGATTCAGTCGCATCGACAGGTCCCAGTGCAACCTGGCGACAGGTGGGTTTGACTCGAAGAACCGGGCAGTGTGGTGGAGTTGGGTGGGGGAGGAAGAGGGTGGGTGCCCATTCATGAGCATGGTGGTATGGCCTGAGCGCCAGAAGGCATCCCTCTTCGACCACGGCTTCACAGCCTTCACATCCCACCGGCCGGACCTCGGTGAGACCCTGCGGGACTTCCTGGGGCGGGAGGGGTTGTGCGACCCATCGGAGAACCTCATCGCCAAGCAGGGGGCTCCGTGCGACCTATCCTTCACGGACGCCGGCTTCACCTGCCTATGGAATGCGACGGAAGACCCCAGCCTCCCAATGGACGAGGGGGCGTTCTTCGAGGTGCTGTGCGATACCTGCATCGAGGATCTCTGTCTGGACTGCGACACGGACATTCGCTTCCTGATGGCCTCCGCCACAGACAAGGCGATCAAGGAGTACGACCCCGCCATCTTCTACCGGGAGATGCTCGCCACAGCGGCCCCTGCCACCTTCCCGGAAGCTGCTGTAGCCACCTACACGCAGGACGGCTACACCACTCTTCTCCAGGGGGATGCCTACCGCTACAAGAGCGACTCTGATAAGGTGTTCCGCCAGCTCTCGTTCAACTTCGTTGCCGCGGAGCAGACTGTTCCATCGAACCTCTACGGGGAGGCGGGCTATGGGATGCAGCCGGACTGCTTGCAGTGGGAGATGGACGCCACCCCCATCCAACTGGACTGCGTGGACAACGGCCAGTTCGCTGACGGCCAGAGACAGGGTGAGGTGCCCAGCTTCAACTTCTTCGCCCAGGGAT